ACGAAACAGGTATCTTCAATACTAAACCTAATGGGCTTTGTCGGCAGTGGTGTCAAGCAGTTAGGTGTGTACATAATGGGAGGTATGATGGCGATAAGTAGAGCTGAGTTATTAAAAGAGCTATTACCCGGACTTAATGAGCTATTTGGGCTAGAGTATAAATCGCGGGAAGAGCAAAGAATTGCTCTAATAGTGGACCAGATAATGTTAGATGATTTAAAAAAAGCAGAGGAGTTAAAAGATGGCATACAAGAACAAAGCTGATAGAAACGTAGCACGTGAAGTAGAGCTGGAGAAGAAGCGTCCCGGAGCTCATGAGGCTAGGATGGAAAGGCAACGTGCAAGACGAGCGGCAGACAAAGCGGGTATAGACAGAACGGGTAAGGACATAGACCACATACACGGTACAAAGGCAGGTAATGGGAAAGCTAACTTGAGACTTAGAACACCATCACAGAACCGATCTTTTACCCGCAACTCTGACCACACTGTAAAGATCAATGAGCCTAAAAAGAAAAAATGAAAATATCTGTAAAATCTGTGCGGGTAATGGCGGCAGATGCTGGTTTACCCGATACTTTAATTGATAGGCATTTAGACGCGTTATGTGGAATGGCATTACGCCTTAGAGCAGCAGAACGAAAACTATGCCAGAATAAAATACGTGGGTGGTATAGTGATCGAAACTTGAACAAGGCGCAGTTATTTGATATACTAGACGACTAAATAGAAGAAACGAGTCGCTCCCTTAAGGAGCTGAATGAGGTATGCAATGCAAATAGATGTAATAAACGACAAGATACTGTCGATAAAAACGGACGACCCCGACAGTATTCTGTCGGTAATAGAAAGAAGTAAGCAGGTAGCTGAGGATGAAGTCTGGGTGAATTTTGGTTTGGGTGAAACATATATCCTAAACAACCTGAAGATACCAAACGTGCCATCACCTATCCGAACTCAATATAAATGGACAGGCATGTACAAACCGTTTGAGCATCAACGGGTAACGGCAGAGTTCTTAACTCTGAACAAAAAGGCTTTCTGTTTATCTGAGATGGGCACAGGTAAAACTAACTCTGTAATATGGGCGGCAGACTATCTAATGAATCTAGGCGTGGTAAGACGTATGCTAGTAATCTGCCCACTATCTATTATGGACGCCGCATGGCGTAGGGATTTATTTAGGACAACTATGCACAGGTCTGTAGAGATAGCACATGGGAGTCGTGAGAAGCGAGCCGCGATTATAAGCGGCAGTGCTGAGATAGTCATCATTAACTACGATGGTGTAGAGATAGTAGAGAAAGAGATAGATGCAGGGGGTTTTGATTTAATTGTAGTAGATGAGGCAACTCATCTTAAGAACGTAGCTACTAAGAGATGGAAGACACTGAATAAATTAATTAAGGATGATACATGGTTGTGGTTGCTGACAGGTACACCTGCGGCACAGTCTCCAGTAGATGCGTATGGGTTGGCTAAGATAATGAACCCTAAAAGTGTACCTAGAGCGTTTAATGCTTTTAGAGACTTAGTACAGATACGCCAGTCTATGTTTGTATTTAAGAACCGACCTGAAGCTGAAGAGATAGTACATAGCATCCTACAACCTGCTATACGTTACACAAAGGAAGAGTGCTTAGACTTACCAGAGTTAGTTTATCAGACTAGAGATGTACCGTTATCTGCACAACAGGAGAAGTATTATAAGTTGCTCAAGAAAGAGATGCTTATGATGGCAGGGGGTGAGGAAATATCAGCGGCGAACGCAGCGGTGGCTTTGAATAAGTTACTGCAGTTATCAGCAGGGGCGGTGTATTCGGATACAGGGGAGATAATAGAGTTTGATGTTAAGCACCGATCCAATGAGCTATTAAGTATTATAGACGAGACACCGCATAAGGTAATCGTGTTCGTTATGTTTAGACATACTATCGAGTTAGTTCAGAAAGTATTACAGGGTGAGGGGCACACTGTAGATATAGTACATGGTGGCATAAGTGTGGGTAAGAGGGCGGAATTATTCAATCAGTTTCAAACTAGCAAAGACCCCCGCATACTGGTCATCCAGCCGCAAGCGGCAGCGCATGGTGTTACTTTACATGCGGCTAATACAATTATCTGGTGGGGTATGACCCTATCATTAGAAACATATATGCAAGCCAACGCTCGCATACATAGAGCAGGGCAGATTAATAGGTGTACGGTTGTGCATTTAATAGGAAGTCCAGTAGAGAAAAGGGTACTTAATGTACTTGAGAGTAAAGGGGCTTCGCAAACGAAGTTATTAGATTTATTTAAAGAGGCAATACAATGATTAGAGAAGATATTATAACTAGAGAAGATGATGATGAAACAATGAGAGAAGAATTTGAGGAAGTGTTTGGAGAAGACCCTGAAGGCGTATTCGTAAGGGTAGAACTATTTGTCTCAGAGGGAGGGGTAGGGTTTAGTGTACCCAATGGAGAACCTTACGCAGAGGTTTATATGAAAGCCCTAGAAAATATGCATAGGACAATAGCTATAAACACAATTCAAAATTTAATTATGAGTTGTGAACAACATGAACGGGGGGTATTAGCTAAAGAGATACGTGCTTTTTTAGAGACCCCTAAATCTCTACACTAGGAGAAAGCTATGAAAAGTATTATGTTTTTAATGTTGTTAGCACCAACAGTATCTATAGCGGCGGCTCTTATACTAACTCCGGGGCAAGCTATGAAAGCGGTTATACCTACAGCTAATGGGTATGCTATAGCTGACATGGGCGGTGAAGGGGTTACACAAGTTATGGATGTAGGTGGCATGACAGCTATCGTAGGACCAAACGCACCAACAACATTCATAATTCCAGATGCTGGTGTTGCAACACCTGAGATGCTTATACCCCTTCCGGGGACTGATATAGGCTTACCTGTAGAATAGGAGACAGAAATGAACGCAGAACAACTAGTAACAATATACATAAAAATGCGCGATGCACGAGTAAAGCTCCAAAGAGAGTTTGATGAAGCAGATGGAAAAATAAAAGAACAGCAAGAGCAAGTTACACAAGCCTTATTAGAAATGTGTAAAGAGACTGGAGCTGAAGGATTACGAACACCTGCAGGTAGTGTGTTTAAAACCATTAAAACTAGGTATTGGACATCGGATTGGGGGAGCATGAAGCAATTCATTAAAGACCACGACGCATTAGATTTAATGGAGCAACGAGTACACCAAACCAATATGAAAAACTTTTTAGAAGAAAACCCTACTCTCATGCCTCCCGGTATGAACGTAGATAGTCGTTATAGCATTACAGTTAGGAGAAAATAATATGATTGATGAAGAAACCGATCAAGTTTACTTGACGGGAAAAGAAGTTAGTAAGATACTAGGCCTCTCTCGCAGTTCCCTACACCGATTAAGACAGTCAGGTGCCCTTGAAACATACTTCATGGGAGGAAAGAGTGTCCTCTTCAGAGAAGACAATGTCAGAGACCTATTAACCAAAAGAACTACAATAACCAAACAACCAACCGAGGAAATTTAAATGAGCAACGAATTAAGTATTTTTAAAAACGGCGGTGCAGTTCCAGCACATTTCAGAAACACAGAGTTAAGTGCAACTACTAAAGCTCTTATGGGGGGCACTAGCTCTAGACGTATTTCTATCAAGGGTAATATCTTCCGTATGGTAGTGGGTGGGCAAGAGATTGCTAAGAATGAAGATCGCGCAATGAACATCATCATTGCGGCGGCGGCTCCTAAAACATCAAGACAGTATTACTCGGCAACGTATCAAGAGGGTGTAGTTACTGCACCTGTATGCTGGAGCAATGATGGGGAACGTCCTGATAAAAGCAGTGAAGCACCACAGTCTGTGAACTGTGCAACATGCCCACAGAACATTCAAGGTTCAGCAAAACAAGGTAATGGTAGAGCTTGCCGATATACGCATAGACTAGCAGTTTTGTTAGAGAATGATGCAGTTAGTGGTGAGTTGTATGAACTGTCTTTAGCGGCTACTTCTCTGTTCGGTAAAGGTGAGAACAACAAAATGCCTTTATTCCAGTATGCTAAATTGCTAGGAGCAAATGGGCTTAACATCACAGACGTAGTTACTGAGATGCGCTTTGATACTGACTCTGCTACACCTAAGATGGTATTTAGAGCGGTACGTGCTTTAGATATCCCAGAGCTAGAAGCTATTAAGAAACATGGGGAATCCCCAGAAGCTAAACTTGCAGTTACTATGTCTTTCCAACCACCTGCGGCGAGGTCTTCAGAGCCTGAAGAACTTACATTTGTACAGAAACCCGCACCTGCTCCTACACCTGAAGCGACAGTAGAACCTACTGTTAGGGAAAAGAAACCAGCGGCGGCACCAGCCTCTATGGAATCGGTATTAGCTGAATGGGCTGATTAACCTACTCTCCTGTGCTTACGGGGCGGATAATACCGCCCCTTTTTTTCCCGTAAATTCAGGTATGTGCCATGAATAGGCTAGATTTTTTAAACACTGTTTTACCGTCTCAGGGGGTGTACTGTGTAGCTGCTATGCAAAAAGGTAAAGCGTGGCAGGTATTTTTTGACTCCATAGAGGCTATAGATAAGTGGGCTGAAGAGCAACCACCGCAAGGGAGAGATGCGTATTTTTCTCCTTCAACATATAACAACAACAAAAGTAGAAACACAAAGAACGCTAAAGAATTTAAAAACTTATTTATTGATTTAGATATAGGTAAGAATACAGATTACCCTACTCAACATGATGGGTTAGTTGCTTTAAAGAATTTTGCAGCGGCGTTAAAGCTCCCTGCTCCTACTATCGTATCGTCTGGCTATGGGTTGCACATCTACTGGACTTTTACTGAGGCTGTAGGTTATGACATTTGGAAGCCTCTAGCTAACTCCCTTAAAGAACGTATTATGTCCTCGGAGTTTAGTGTAAAGGATTTAGGGATAACGACAGATGCAGTTAGAATTTTAAGACTCCCCAGCACTATTAATTTCAAAGGTGGTCTGGAAGCTGATGTAACACTCTTAAAGCTGAGCCCGCCAAACCCAGTAGAGATGTTTAAGCAGATACTAAGTACAGGTGATCTATCTCCTGTAGCTATGATGGAGCTGTCAGGCTCAGGGTCTATATCAGGTAATGGGTTAAATGACACTACAAGAGCATTACTTGGCAATACGGTTTACAAGTTTTCTCGCATTATGGAGAAGAGTTTAGAGGGTAAAGGTTGTGCACATTTAGCCTACATATTTAATAACCCTGATGACATAACGGAACCTCATTGGAGAGCTGGACTATCTATTGCTCAATACTGCACTGATAGGGAGACGGCTATACACAACCTGTCTAATAAACATGCTGAATACAATCCTGTTGAAACAGAGATAAAAGCTACGAAATGTGAAGCTCCACAACTATGCAAGACGTTTAGACCTTTTAATGAGTCTTTATGTGATGGGTGTTCTTTTTGGGGTAAGATACGCACCCCTATCGTATTAGGGAAAGAGATACTAGAAGCTACACCTACTGAGAATATAGTAACTGCAGTTAGCCCTGATTTGGGTGTGGTTGATATAGAGATACCAGAATACCCTTTCCCTTATTTCAGAGGACCGAAAGGTGGCGTATATGTCAAGAAGCCGCTAGACGATATAGAGGAAGGAGAAGATGATAAGAACCTCGTGTATGAGAACGACTTATATGTAGTGGGTAGACGTACTGATCCTGATGCAGGAGAAGTTATCCACATGAGACTTATTAGACCCCATGATGGGGTTAGTGATTTTACAGCACCTCTTGCTACGGTAACAGCAGGGGATAAATGCAGAGATATGTTATCACAGCGTGGTGTCGCCGCAGGTAGCAATCAGATGAGAAATCTAATGAGCTATTTGGTGATATGGACTAAACATTTACAGAATACATCTAAGGCGGAATTAGTGAGAGTACAATTTGGTTGGAATGATAGTGACAGATCTTTTGTTATAGGTACACGGGAGCTCACAAAAGACGCTCCTCCTAAGTATAGCCCTCCATCGGCGGCTACTGAAAACATAGTGCACATATACTCTAAGGCAGGGACCTTAGACGAGTGGAAAAAGGTAGCGAATTGCTATGCATTGGAAGGTAATGAGGTAAGGGCTTTTGCTTTGTTCCTTAGCTTAGGCGCACCGATGTTTAAGTTTTTCTCTTTAGGTGGTGCTATTGTGCACTTAACTAATGCATCTTCTGGGGTAGGTAAATCGACTGTTCAAAAGGTAGCTAATAGTGTTTGGGGACATCCTGATTTAGCAATGCTGGTGAGAGATGATACAGTGCAGTCTAAGTACCATCGTATGGGTGTAGTGCAGAATATGATTCTGTGTATGGATGAGCTTACTAATTTACACCCTACCGAAGTAAGTAACTTGGCATTTGGTGTTACTAATGGGCGTGGTAAAAACAGGCTACAAGCATCAGCTAACTCAGAGCGAGTGAATAACACAACATGGTCTCTACCTTGCATCACCTCTGGGAACAACAGTTTGCACGAAGTATTACAGACAGATAAAGCTGATCCAGAAGGCGAGCTGTTGCGTGTGTTGGAGATAGAGGTAGTACGTAGTGATAGTATGACTAAGCAAGAGACTGACCAGATATTCTCTAGAGACATGATAAAAAACTACGGACATGCTGGCGAGGTAATGATGCAGTATGTACTAGATAACTATGATGACTGCATTAAAGACTTAGAGCTTATACAAATAGAGTTTGATAAGGCGGCAGGGCTTGGACAGCCTGACAGATACTACTCAGCATTATGTGCAACAGCTCTATGGGGTGGTAAGGTAGCAAACGATTTAGGGTTAGTAGATATCCCAGTTAAACCTGTGTTTGATCGTATGGTTAAGCAGTTAAATAGGAAAGCACAGATACCTGCTGAGTCTTCTCTTGAAAGATCGAGTGCGTTTTTAGGTACATTCTTATCTGAGCATATACAGAATCAACTGGTTATAAATCAAAAAGCACCGACTATAGAGGGTATGATGACACTACCGATAGAATCACCTCGCGGCGCACTGATCGTTAGGAGGGAGCCTGATGTACAACGAGCATATATTATATCTTCGGTATTAAAATCATGGTGTGCTAAGAAGCAGATATCGTATAGTTGTATGACAGACGACTTATCTAAAATGGGGATTCTCTTAGATATATCCAGAGTACGGATGTCAGCAGGTACGCCACAAGACAGCCCTGCAGTATTAGCATTAGTATTAGACGCATCAAAAATCCAGTAAAAAAGAGGGGGCATATCGCCCCCTTCCTTATATGTCTAAGTCAAACCGCTTACCAACAACCAGTGCTTTTTGTGCTAGTTTGTTGATCCTATCTTGAACTACCCTAATACGTTTAGCTTTTTCTGCAGGGGACACTTCTGTATCCTTCATAGCTTTAATACGTTTAATATTATGCTGCATAGCACTGATGCTTGTGCCTATGTCCTGAAGAGCAGGAGATGCTTTAAACTGTTTTAGCTTATCGGGGTCGTTCTTAATAGCATCAACAGTTTCTCTATCCCCCATTTTATTAGCCGCCATTACAGCATTGTGTATTTGAGAAGCGCCTGTAGCTGCACTATAGAACTCGCTTAAGGCTCTATCTGTATGTCCTTTTGAAAGAACTCCTTTACCCAAATAAGTTTCACTCCAAGCCTTTTCTGGGGCCGATACACCTTTATTTAAGAAAGCGTCAGCTAATGCAGCTGACATAGCCCATGCACCTGTAGCCCAACCACGCCCTAGATGCTCTATATTATCCGGAGATATTGGTAGGGCTTCACCTAGTAACTTAGAAAGTTCTGAGGCATGTGCTGTGCGTTGCTCTTTAGGTAGACGGCTCTCTGAGTAATTTTCAATAGGGTTTCCTGTATGGTAATCATGGTTTGCTACTACTTCAGCTATCGGTTTTAGTATTTGAGGTATTGGTAAGGAGGGTATTAACAACCTATTCCCCGCATCTGTAATAGACTTCATGCCTTGATTGTAAGTAAGCGTACCACTCAGCATACGTATTATAGCTTCAGGGATAACTTTAAATAAAAACCCTGCTTCAAACGGGATCGGTATTTTCCAAAAAGGGTTTTCCTTGTCGCCTGTAGGAATAAGCCAGTTATCTACCCAATCAGGAGATTTCTGATATTCTTCATCGTCCTGCATAACTAGTGCAAATGCCATAGACGCTGTAACTAACATAGCCGCATTAGCATAAAAATGTTTCTTAGCTTCAGCCGCTTCTGCTTTATTTAAGTTACCATACTTACCCGGAAATGCAGCTCTAGCAAGGGTATCCATAGCATTTAACTGTGAAGAGAAAAAGGGTACAGTAGCTCGTATAGCAGCTATCTGTTGAGCGTTACCTTTCTTAGAGAAGTTGATTATCTCCCTAGCCCGCATAGCGGCAAAGTTCTCAGCTTGTTGGCCTTTAATACCCTTCTTATTTGCTTCTTTTACAGCCTTATCAAAAATAGCTACACGAGTAGCAGCATCAGCCGCCTCATGGATACGCATAACCCAATCAGCCGACTTCCTAACTACACCCCGCTCAAGAGCCGCTGCTTTAACAAACTGCTTAGGATCAGATATAGAGTCAACTGCACCTACAACCCCGTGTCTCTTTAATGTTTTATATGTACCTGATCGGTCTGTTAAGATTTCAGCAAAGGCTTTCAGTGCATGTAGAGGTGTAATAGTTCCAGTACGTGAGACAAGATTAGCATGGAGAGGATCACGAATAAGCTGGCGATACCAATATACAGGATTAACCAGTGTTGCTGTTCTAAAAAACTTGGTATAGTGTTGAGCAGCCTTAGCAAAAGATCCAAGAACAGGTATCATGGTTTGAAATGCTTCAAACGCAACTGGATCGCTCACGTGATAATAAACTTTTTTTCCATCTTCTTTAAACATAACTGCTTGTGGGTCATCAGGCGTAACCTCTTTCCCATTAATTGTTGTAGGTATTTCTTTTGCAGCACCTACAACTTCTAGCTGCTTAGCCGCTATCTTTCTGTACTGATTCTGTGCAGCCGCACCTGCCATAAATGCAAAATGCTTTACTAAGTTCTCACCGACATTTACATCGTGTAAGCCACCTTTACGTGCATGTACTTTAGCTTCAGATTTAGCCCCAACCATCAACATCTGTACGTACTTAGAAGGATCATTTAGCATATCATCTGTTTCTTTATCATCCATGCTCTTATAGAGTGGGATATAAGCAGGGTTATCACGCCAGTTGTCAGCGGTATCTGCATCTATTAGTCCTGTCTCTTCCCATAAATCTACAGACTTGCGCAGTGCGGTGTATATGTCAGCCATAATAGGTTCTAGCCTATCATCATTAGCTAGTAGTTCTTTAACTATATCAATCTGTTCTTGAGTTACACGTTTCTCAGTACCTACGCCAGTACCCTCTATCTTGCTAGATAACCGCTCTATACTGTCCCGTAGGTCAGATGCTTCCTTGTTAAGTTTATCTTTCATAGTAGCATCAGCAGTAGCGGCAGCTAACGCTTCTTTCTTTTGGGCAACGGCTTCTTTACGAGCTATGTCAGCCTCTATATCAACTAAAGACTTCTTACCTACTCGATCATATACCCTTTTAGCTTCTGCTTTAAATGCTGACAACTTGCTATTTAGTTCTCTAAGGTCTTTTTGTAGTTGGGCTACAGCTACTTTATTTTTAGCCCTCTTAGCATCAACAATCCCACCTTCAAGGTTCTCAACATCTTTCTGTCTAACACGTATATAGTCTGTATACCTCTTAGCAAGTGCTCGTTGTTCCGCATCATGACGTAGGTTAGATTCCCCAGCCAGTACACGCATTACCGAGAAAAATGTTTTACGGGAGTCTGGATAACCAAGAGCATCAATACGTTTAAATATATGTTCCAGAGCGAGAGATTTATCTAGCTTAGTCATCAAGCCACCATCACCTGACAGGACTAAATACCCTTCACTAAAACACTCACGCACTAGGTTGTATATCTGTTGCAGTTTACTGTGGATCAAATCAGCCCGCATCTCACCTTTTACATCTATAGAGTCTAATTCAGACAGAGCTCTACTTAACCCTCTACTAGAATCTATCCAACCTGTAGCAAGTTTTGTAAGCGTTCCGTGTTTCTTAGCAAGTTCAAACCCGTCCTTAACAGAGTCTATAGGCTTCTTATCTGATGTCTTAACAAGGCCTTCATCAACAATAGTTTTACCCAGATCCTTAGCGGCTTTGCTTGGACCTACTGTGGATTTCATTTGCTCTAGTTCCCCAGTATCCTTAACTTCTTTTCCTTCTGATATGTTAATACCTTCTAAAGAATCTAACCATGCATGCATGTTCTTAGTTGGTAGATACTGCCTGTTACTTAAGAAAAAGTTTCTTAGAGCCTTACCTAAACGTGAAAAGAATTTCTCTACTATAGACACAGGTTTAGCAGTTGTGGTCGCCCATCGAGATACTTGATCTGAGAACCATTCTTCTTCTTTTCTCCAATACCTATTTAACTCTTCACTAGTGTATCCCTCTAACCCTTTAGTACCTTTCCCTGTGCTACGAGCACGTAGACTCTCAACATGTTCTCTAGCAGTCTTACCTTTCGTAGAAGCTAACCACTTATTAAAATCAGCTTTTATAGCAGCTCTAGTAGCTGCATCAGCATTAGCATAACTAGTTTTTTCTAATATATGCCCCATCTCATGCGAGATGATTTCTAATGTTTGAGTTAGCTTAGCACTAGGTCTATATGCAACAATAAAATCTCCATTAGATAACTTACGCATATTACCCCCCTCCATCTCATTTAAAGCATGAGAAGGTATAGCTGCATAAGGACCGTGATAAACTGCTGACTTAGCATCATTGATAGTAGTAAAATAGACACGCTCCTTGATACCCATTAACTTTTTCCACCCTTCTATAACACCTTTAATATTTTCAGGTACATTTTCAGAGTAAGCTGTATCTCCTCCAGCTTTAAAGGGGCCGTTAGGGTTAGCTTCATGTAATGCTTTATCTGCTTCTAACCATTTATTTTTAGCTTCAATAAGTGTTTTTAATTCGTCAGCAGAAAAAAACTCATCCTCTTTATAAGACTCAACATCTTTTGTCCCTCTAGCCCCCTCTTTAGCAGGAGTAAATGTTGGGCTGCCAAAAGCATTGTATCCTTGTATTAGGGCCATTTCTTTACCCTTCTCTCCTTTAGATATGTGTACAACTGTACCGTTAGCTCTAGTAGCATAATATTGTGCCCACTCAGGAGCGTTCTCTACTTTAGGTTTAGTTACTACTTTTTCTTTAGGTTTAGCTTCAGCTTTAGGTTTAGCTTTTTTGGGTTTAGGGACTGTTTCAGATTTGGAAGCAGCTTTATTCACTTCTTCTTTAATCTTTTTAAACCAGTCATGGTGCCCAAATTTTTCTTCTATATCATTTACTTCTTTTATAGCGTCAGTTTCAAGAGACTGTAAGTGCCTTATTTTAGCTTTACTAGATTCATCTAAAGAGTTAAAGTCTTTCCCCCCTGCAACTTTATTTATTAATTCCTCTACTGTCTTTGTTTCTGCAGCGTGGTTTATTAGAGCTGTTTTTACGTTACTAGCATGGACGTCATTAATACCTGCCGTAGTAGTAGCTGTCTTCATGAGATAGTCTTGGAGGTCAAATGTATCTGACACTCCCTTTCCTATACCCGTAGCTTTTTTATGGCTTAGCTCTTTAAATGAGTTATTAAGTTCTTGTTCGTCTAAGGATGTTACAGGAACTGCTTGTGTTATAGGCTCAGGCTTTTTAACTTCAACTTCAACTTCAGGCTCAGGTTTTTTAACTTCAACTATAGGCTCAGGTTTTTTAACTTCAACTATAGGCTCAGGTTTTTTAACTTCAACTTCAGGCTCAATAATATCTTCAGGGTGAGCAGCTTGTATGCCTTGCAGTTCTTGTGTTATCTGAGCATCTAATGCTTTCTTACGTTCAACAGCCGCCCTTATATCTTTAGATGTACGTTTAGTAGCTTTAGCTACCACTGCTTTTAACCCTGTTGCAGGAGGTGTTTCTAGTTTCTCTCGCTCAGCTACTTTTTGTACTCTTTCAACTCTAGCTGTTTCTGCAACTGCTTTCTTAGCTTGCTTAGCTTGGGTATGGGCTTTTTGTAGACTATCCCATAAAAGAGGATCACTAGTTCTTAGGGCATTGTTAAGATCTTTAACAGCATTATCGGCTTCATCTAAAGTACCATTAACAATATGCTCTTTATAGCGTTTCTGTACTGCATTTAACCCTTTTACTGGTTTTTCAGTAGGCGCTTTTACTTCTGGCACTTGTACTTTAGGTACTTTTATACCTTGTGGCAGAACTACTTGCTCAGCTCTGTTGTCTTCTTCTAGTTGATTAACAACAGTTAAAAGGTTTTTCTCAGATGCTTTAATCTGTTCAGTAGTTTTTGCCCCTGCATGTTGTATCAATGCTTTTCTAAGAGTCAAAGGTACATCAGAAGGCCAAGGAGTATTTTCATCTATATGAGTTTCAGTTAAAGTGCTTCTAGCATCAAGCTTAGGAGAACGTATATATGTGTGCCCAGAAGTACCTAAGTCGGCTTTACTTGAAAACCCTTCTCTTTTTTCCCCTCTTTTATATATGTGTATATCTCTATCATTAACACTATAAGAGTTATCTTTTGTATCAAATACGTATGTGTAGTTACCTAAGTCTAAGGCTGTTTTAGGGTGGTTATAAGTAAATGTCTTATCATTAGCATCAGGTGTTCGCCATACCACATGTTCCCTTGGGGCTTCTTCTACCTTTCCTACTTTTCCTACTTTTCCTACTTCTTTTTCTTCAGCGCCTTTTTGAGCAATGGGCTCCCCTTGTCTGCTTGGTTCCATTCCTTTGCCAACTTGGGGGATATTTTCAACTGCTTGGCCTTCTTGGGGTTGTGTGCTGCCATCGCGAACAATCGGGCTTGGGCTGGGGATTTGCTGGGCATTTTGTATCTCCGGTGTAGGTATAGGTTGTCCTTGTTTTACTGCTTCCATACGTTGGTCTAAGACAGACCACTGATCGCCGCTTATTTTTTTATTAGTGCTAAGAGGTGCAAGAGCCCTATCAATAGCATCGTGCTGTTCAGGGTTGTTTATATCTAATCCTTGAGATGCTATTCGTTTATATACTGCACTTGATTCAGGTAGCCCTAATGTTTCTGTCAGCCATGTAGGTTCAGTCTTTACAGGTTTTTCTTTCTTAGCTTTTACAGTAGGCTCAGGCACTACTTCTTCAACCGCTGGGGCTCCTGCCACTACTTCTTCAACCGCTGGGGCTCCTGCCACTACTTGTTCAACCGCTTGCTTTTCTTTCTTACCTTTAGTTCTTTCTGCAAGTATAGCTTCATCTTCAGGAGTAAATAACGTACCTCTACCTCTAACTACAGGTTCTTTTTCTTCTACTTCTGTTTCTGCTTCTGGAGGTATTACTCCCGCTTCTGGCGGTGCTACTTCTGGCGTTGGCGTTGGCGTTGGAGGTGCTGCTATTCTACTACCTACGTTTGCACCACCCCCCATAAGAGCGCCTATAACCGCACCTTTAAATGCGGAGTCTGGTACACCATCAAGTAGCGGGCTATTTGTAGCATAGTTTTGAAACATCTGTTCAACTGCCGATTGAGGTGCTTCTTCTAATACACCCTCTCCTACCATAGAGACTAAGGTTGATTTAAAGAACCCCGGAGTAGTAGCAACATCACCCACTGCATCAACAGCCGCCTTCTTAAGACCCCCCATAAACATCACAGTAGGGTCAACACCGCCTAATGCAGTAGTAGCTTTAGAGCCGACTGCACCAAACAACGCGGTTCCAGCGCCCGTACCTAGTGCTGCTAGAGTGTTTACCCCTGTTGCTTCACCTTCTGGATTTATCTCTCTTAAATTCTCTTTTGCTCCCCCCGCACCTAGTAGACCTTCCCCTGCACCTGCAGCACCATATGCCCCGTAGTTCTCTATAGCTGATGCTATTGCTGGTGTAGCTTTAGTTGATAGTTTACCTAACCCATACAGAGCGGCTTTAGCAGGACCTGCTGCACCTACCATTTGAGGGATAGCTTGACCTACCATAGATAATACAGCGGAAGGGTTTTCTTTAGCTGCTTGCAAGATGTTACCTAAACCGTGAGCTTCGTTTAGGTTTTTAATAGCTTCTTGTGTTTGAGGTGAGAATTGTTTGTCTAGATAGTCCTGATATTTGCTTAGATCTACTACATTATTTTCAACTGCCGCACCTAAATCTCCCGGAGTAATAATGTCTGCTAACCCGATAACAGATTGAGCTAAACTTGTAACGCCTTTCAGTGTTGTAGCCCCTACATCTTTAAAGAAACCTCCAGTAGTACGAGGCCCTAAGTCTTTTTTAGCAAGGGTGAAGTCTATATCAGGGTGTGCTTCAGAGGCTCGCTTAATAGCTTCCTCATCAGTTAAATGCTCAGGTACTTGTAAAGTCTTCCCACTAGCTAGAGATATATCACGTAGCCCAACTGCATCTACACCTTGAGCTCTTGCACTTGCCAAAGCTTCTTCTCGTGGCATTCCTTTAGGGGCGTACAAAGTTTTACCACTTGCTAGGGGTATAGGATAAGTATCTTCTTGTGGTCCTTGTGCCTCTTGACCTTGCGGCTGACCGCCTAGTACCTTGGAAACATAAAATTGTGTCTCTCTAGGGACAGCTGATATCCAGTTATCCCCTGCTTTACGTATAGCTCTATTGAGATTACCTTCGCCGTAGTTATAAGCAGCAACAGCCTTAGCCATATCACCATTATAATACTTGACCAGCCCTGACATCTTCTTACCAGCAGCATCAATAGATGCATATGGATCACGAGCGTTAACCCCGTATTCTTTGGCAGTAGGAGGCATTAACTGCATCAAACCTTCAGCTCCAGCAGGACTTACTGCGTTAGGATTAAACCTACTTTCGTGAAACCCTATAGTAGAGAGAAGGCCGCTAGGCAACCCATACTGACTTTCTGCTTGTTGAAATGCTTCATCGTAAGATGAGCTACGCCCTTGCATAGGCTGGGCTTGAGGAAGGTACTGGGAGATATCTACTTCTTCAGGAGCTGCTTGTGGAGGCAACTCTCCGAATATGCTGGCGGCAGCAGCAGGGTTATATGCAAAAGGATCTATTTCTGTATTAGCCATGCTGCTTCCGTCTAGTGTTTGTTAGTATAGAAGATATTATACTTTATTTTAAGAACATCCCACCTTTTAAAGGCAGCCCAAACCCTCCTGATTGAGGTGCAGCTTGAGACCCTTGATTTACATAATTCATCCACCTATCTAAATCACCGTATACATCATCTAGGGTAAGTCCTCCTTTTGATCCTGCTGCCACTAATGATGTTACTAAAGCTTGTCTAGTCTTTGGATCTGCTTCAGCAGCAATTTGTTTTAACTGAGCTTCATAAGCAATTTGTTCCATTCTATTGCCTTGCTTAAACCCTTCAAGTTCTAAGTTAGCCGTAATATCTGCTTGTTTATTCAACTGACCGAACAACCCAGTCTGTTTCCCTTTCATAAGCTCAGTTTCTCTATTATACCCTAGCTCATGTGCTTTAGCTCTAGCTGCCGCTTCTGCTTTTTGTTGTTCGGCATTCTGTGCTAACCATATATCTGTAGCTTCTCTATGCCCTGCAAGGTTTGCTTTCTTCTGAGCCATCTGTAGGGCTCTTTGTTCTTTCTCTGCAGCAGCTTCGTCTTTAGCGCCTGACTGATACCCTGATACGCCTGATAACAACCCTGCACCTAATGCTTGGCTCATGTACGGAGTCTGAGCAGATAACATACCTCCTATACCTTGAGCTAACGCAGTGCCCCATTTTTCTTTGTTAGCGCTTCTGGTTGCTTCCTTAGCTGCAGCTACTTCTTCAGATATATCCGCTTCAGGACCACGTAGTCTAGCAATCTCTGCAATAGCGGCATCAGTATCAGCAGATGTGTAAGTTTCTCCTTTAGCAGTAGGCGATGATGCATTACGTGCAGCTGAGCTTGTATCCGCAGGAGCAAATAGTATGTCGTGTTTACCTATAGGCTGTTCACTATATTTTGGGGTAGTATCCTTGTTTAACATATTAGCTACTATCGCATCTGCATTATAGGAGTTAGGGTCTACTTTAGATCCTTTAGGAGTTAAATACTCACTTAGTTTAGATATATCAGAAGGTACATAAATTCCTCCCGGCAACGATGCAATACCTTTCTCAGAAGGGGCTTGTTTTTTTGTTTTAGCTTCACTTAATAAATTCTTATGTGTTGCGACTGCTCTATCTTTAGCGTACTTATTATCACCGTACTGAAGACTACTAGCGTCTGGAGTACCGCCTAACGCTTCATTAGCAACAGCAACATCTGCTGCTGCAGCTTCTTCGTTAAATAGGTTTTCTAAGTTTGGATCATTAGGGTCTATATTAAGATTACTTAGAGGACCTCCTCCAACCGCAAAACGCCTAACCTCACCACCTTGAGCCAGTGCAACTAACCCACCTGTAGCCGCTTGTTGTGGAGCGGGAGTATTTTCAGGGGCTACGCCTATTCCTGCCCCTCGCATTGGGTCTACTTGTTGCATAGCCATTTGGTTCCCACCTACAGATGGTAGTCCTTGTGGTGAAGTCTGCGCAAACTCACCTAACTTTTGCTCCATTACAGTTTTTTGTGGAGCCTGTGGGTGTGGAGCCCTAGCTTGTTGTTGGTATTGAACCCCCATACCTATAGCTAATAACAGAGGAGAGTCTTTTGGTAGTCCGTGTTTAGCCGCCTCTATCTGCTGTGGGGTAGCTGTTTTTGCCCAATCAAAAAGCTGGTTATTTTGCTGGATATAAGATTGATTAGTTACTGGAGCACTCATTATTTCACACCTCTTTTGCTTACTTTACCGTTTTTAATGAGTCCACCACGTGCCCAAGTAGCTGGGTTATTAACGGCTTGACTTGTTGATGTCCCTCCACTCACAGGTTGAGCATTTACCCCTGCAACAACCCCCGCATTAGCTTGATTAGTGAAGTCAAGAGCATTTTGAGCGGTTTGTTGGTTAGCATTAACCCCTGCTTGAGATAGAGCTTGTTGTGCTTGAACAACTTGACCTTGTGCCCCTAAGTTTGCAATACCCGCTTGGTTTGCCGCTGTGCCTGTACTCGTTAAACCGGCGGCATTTTGACCAACACCTTGAAGTGCAGAAATACCTTGTTGGTTAGCGGTTAACCCCGCTTGTTGATTAGCTTGTTGAGCGGCTAATTGTTGTGCTACTAATTGTTGGTTAGCCGTATTTTGAGTTGCGGCGTTAGTTAAGTTTACATTTTGTGCATTAGTAGCGTTATATTGAGCTGAAGCATTTTGAGCTATTTGGTTTTGTTGCTCAACAGTTAGAGCCGCACCTTGATTAGCTTGAGCTGCTTGTAGAGCTTGTTGAACGTAGGCTTGTTGTGCTTGGTTCTGAGCCGCCATATTAGCGCCTTGAGTTTGCTGTTGGATCTGTTGATTAGCTAACGCCGCTTGCAAATCTTGCCCTGCTTGAGTATTTTGAATACCTAATTGAGCCTGTAGATTTTGAACCGCAGTATTGTAGTCCATACCTTGATTAGCCATCATAGCTTGTATTTGAGCCGCTTGATTAGCCAAAGTAGTTTGTTGAGCTGCACTTAAATTAGCTTGACCCGCTTGTAATTGCTGACCTTGCTCATTAGTAAACTGCCCCATACCTGATGCATAAGCTTCTTGCAGTCCTTTAGCCTCAATATCACCTAATCTAGTAGCTTGGTTACGAGCCGCTTCTGCTTGTTGTATAGCTTGACGAGACCCACCAAAAGCACCTGCTTGCACTGATTGAGCATTTAACTGATTAAGTTGTTGCTGGTAGTCTCTATTAGCTTCTCTCTTTTGTATGTCAACTACGTTCTGCATGTAAGGAGACATGTAAGCTTCTGAAGTGCCTTTATCTATCCAAGACTTAGGCCCTGCCATTTGAGAAGCTTCCGCTGTGGGTGCAGTAACTGCTCCCGGACCTTGCATTTGATATTGTTGTAGTTGGTTCGCACTTACATCCCCTGCACCTTGCATAGTAGCCACGTCTGCCTTTTGAGCAGCTATATCAGCAGGAGCATTCATTTTAGTCGCATCATAACCTGTAGCTTCTGCTTTAGCTACGTCTGCTTTTTGAGCGGCTATATCAGTAGGTTTATACCCCGCTGCGGCTTGAAGCCCCGCTGCAGAAGACTTATATAAGTCAGTAGCAGCCCCAAACTGCTCTGGAGTTTGTAGTTTTCTAGCCGCTTCTTGAAGTTTTTGAAAATCTTCGTTTGTAGATTTGTACCCTGTTATATTTCCCGCTTCATCATATACAGGTGTAGTATCAGCAGTTACATTTGTTATAGAGGTGCCAATAGTGTTTTTTAAGTTGGCTGCTGCGGTAGCTTTAGTCATTTCTTCAGTAGGAGAGGCTCCTGCAGCTATAGATGTATCCGTATATTTCTTATAATCCTCTGCTGATTCTGTAGCACCTCTAGGTCTTAAAGATTCTACTCCTGTTGCAGGGTCAATTTTGCCTTCATATTTATTAGCAGAAGCATCAGTGTAGTTCTGCATGAAAGAAGTATTAGCCTCATTAGGAGCCCCACCTAAATCTATTATTTTTTGAACCCTTGCGGCGTGTTGCGCGGCGGTTTCTCCTTTCACTGCTTTTTGTAGTTTAGCAATTTGAGCGGCTTTTTGCTTTGCTGTAAGTCCTCCAGATGCGTAACCTTGTAAGGACATTATTCCACCACGAGCTGCTGTTTGTTGTTCTACAGGCGCCGCTGTTGGAGCAGGTGTTGTAGGAGCAACCGCCGTTGAAGGGGTATAAGGCGCAGTATATTGAGCTTGTGTAGGCACAGGAGAATAACCGCCCGCTTTCATAGCGTCCCATGCCGCTGTTTGTTCTGCACTAGAACGTAGCATACTAGTAATAGGTCCGGGTTTATCCGCAGTTCCTAACATAAGAGCTTGGTATACTGGGTTCTGCCACGGCGACTGATTGATAGTCTGAGTAGATGTAGTATTTGAAGGCGCTGCTGGGGGGCTGCCGTAGAATGTAGGGCAGAAATAAGTGAAAAATAGTTTACGAATACTACTTGGTTTGAATGTCATAGCTCTAATCTCTAAAGTTTTTTACCAATAATGGTGTATTTGGGTTTCATGCCGTATCGAGACCATAGCTTAACTATAGATTCACGACCTGCACCTTCTAAATAAGTAGCACCGTTTAACCGGAGAATGTCTTCAAATTGAGCCCATGTAGCTCTGTTAGATACTAGTTTACCACCAATAGCCACTACAAATCCAACTCTGTCAGCGGGTCTATTGAAATAAGACACAACTAAAGCTCCATGTATAGTATTTTCTTCATCAGTAGCAACAATAAGGTGCCAAGACCCTAGAGCTAACATCACCCGTATCTCTTCTGCATTATAGTCTCCAGCAGAAAACTCAAGGGCTGCTTCTATAAAAGGCTCAACGTAATCCCATGTTTGGTTTACGTATTCTAAGGGTACTTGCTGTACTTTAAGCACCATGTTTTTTAGCCGCTCCTAAGCCTTGAATGTTAACTGCTTCTTTACGCACTTCCATCATAAGCTGTCTTAAGAACTCTGCACCCGCTTTAGAGGAGCCATTACCTAGTGCGCTTACTACATCAGCAGGGATAATATAGGCGCCATCTTTAAGAGGAACTTGACCTCCATGTGCCAGAGCTGTAAGACCTCCAGTAGCTTTACCTATATTACCTAATGAAGATAGTGGTCCTGATGGAGAGTTAAAACCTAAACCTTTTAAATTTGACATGGCTGCTTGATCCTGATTTGCAAAGTTTGCTGCGCCTATTGCGTTTTGTTCGTTTGCTTTTTTAGCCGCTTCATCGGCATTTACCATACTGTGTCCAGCATAATCTGTTAGAGCCCCTGCAGTTAAGGCTTTAAGACCTCCACTAAGTTGGTCGCCTGTTATAGAAGAACCTGTTAGATTAGTTAGTCCTTTAGCCGCAGCGTCTACTGGGTGCGCGATAGAAGCAGAAGCAAAAAGGTCACTTGAAGGAGAAGGTTGAATTGATCCCGGTATTTTTGGGCTCATGGGTCCTGAAATGGGTGCGTCTACAGGAGCTACATTATTAAGAGAAGAAAGTTCACTAGTAGGAGTTGGAGACATAGGACCTGAAGGAGTTACAGGGGCTACATCTACCGGAGTAGTTGGCCCCGCTACAGCCCCACCTAACTCCCCTACCCCACTAGTAACAGCCCCTGTAGCACCTCCAATCATAGCGCCTTTACCAACATCTTCACCACCTGCGGCTGCTCCTGCAGCTCCACCTGCAGCTCCACCAACAGTACCTGCAATCAAAGTTCCTGCCCCTGCAGCACCTAACCCACTAGCAACACCTGCGGTAACTACACCAGAAGCGGCTCCCATAAGGGCTCCTTTGCCAACATCTTGTCCTTGAGCGGCGGCTGATATTGCTCCTACACCTGCACCTAATGCACCTGCAGTAGCACCCCCAGCTAAAGCTCCTGCGGTCATACCAACAGCTCCAGCAGTCAGACCTGCAGTTGCCCCAATCCCTGCTACTGCTGCCGTAGATGCTGCTGTTGCTGCTGCTGATACTAAGAAACTCATTGTTCCGCTCCTAGTCTTACTCGGTTAGCTTGTCTGTAGTCCACAGTAAGTTCTTCGTTTTTGTATATCTTTTTTATAGCGTACATGTCTATATTATCTCCAGCCAGCACGTACTGTGTATTAGGGAATGAGCTATGATTTGCATATCTTCCAACAGAGGTTCTAAATTGCCCAATGCGTCCGGGAGCTATACGAGAACCACTAAGTATATCTTCAGAAGCAAATACACCTTGCCCTTCAATAGCAGAGGGGGCTATATAAGTTAGTTTCTCATTCTCTGGCATAGGTACTTGGTCGTCTAGATTCTCTGAAAGTGCTCTAGCTTGCATATCTGTAAACCCCGCCTCTGTAATAGCTTGTATATAGTCGTACCGTTGGTACTCTGCCATTGTGTTAAAGGTTAACACTTCAGCTACTTTAGTATCATCTTGTTCAGTACATGCGTGTATAGTAGCAAATTCCACTTCTTCATGCACATAAACTACACGGTGCGTTCCAGCTGGTGTTACAAACATATCAGGAGCAATTACTTCTTGAGATTCACCTTCAGCATTTAACATTGTTATACGCCCTCTTAGAGCTACAGATATGTGATTTACCTTATGAACTGCTGTTGTAAAGATGCACCCTGCGGGGACAATAATCCTACGCCCGTATAACTCTTTTGTGTGGTAGTGCTTTAGTGTAGTTTCCATACTCTGTAGTTCACCACTGTCCACTTTAGCCTGTATGCATACAGCCAGCTCATCAATAGAGTTTACGATTCCTTGTGTTTGAACGGAGTTCATGCCTTACCTTTTGCCGCTCTAACTAACATCTTTTCAGCAGCTAACTTACCTGCATCTTGTTTAATCTGTTCTTTCTTACCATGAGCCGCTTGTCTTACTAAGGGTAGCAGGTTGTCTAATAATTCAGCACCTTTTTCAGGATCGCCAAAACCCAACATACGTACTAAATCAGGCGGTACAACAAACTCACCATCAGCCAACCTAATCTCTTCTTCACCATCTATATTAGCAGGGATGTCATCAGACATACCATCCCCCGGACCGTCTAACATACCGCCATCTTCAAACCCTTCTATTATTTCATGGCGTTGTGGTGTAGCTGCAGGGTATGGTTGTGCACTGTGTATTTGAGACTGCGGGTAAAAGGCGTTTGGGTTTACAGGTTGAGTGTTGATATACCCCCCATTCGCCATTCCTGTCCCTTCTTTAGCTACATTTTGAGCTTGGTTAATCTCGTGCGGAATGTCTATTTGTTCTAACTCAGACGCATATCTAGCAGGGAAAGTTGCAGTTACAGGCACACCCCCCATAGGTAGGGTCATAGTTATAGGACCCCCCGCAGCATACCCTTGTTTAGGGTTAATTATGTTTTTATAATAGTCAAATTGTGACTGGGTGTCAGAGTTATTAAGATCAGAAAGCGAGGCTAATGGATAACCTAAATCTTTAAAGTACTGCTGCTGTTGCTGTTCATTAGCTTGCGCTGCAAGTTTTTCTTGGCGTATTTGGTTAGCCATAGCTTGGTTCTGCTCTACCATATCTTGAGCACTAGAGCCTAAAAGAGACCCCATACCAGCCATTTTACCCCACTCCCACATGTTGTCCTTATTACCCATAGCAGAGAGTTGGTTCCCTGTAGCGGTAGATAACTTATCTGTGAGCGGTATATCTTTAGCAGTTACATCAGGGATATCATTAATAAGGGATTGGTACTTAGAAGTGTCCCCTAAACTAAACTCTGTTGGAGTTTTTATACCTGCTCCATAAGGAACAGTAAATTTATCAGGGGCAGCAGGTAAAAACTTATCATACCCATAGGGTAACTCAGGAGCGGCGGCTATTTTAGGTGTAGTCAATAAAGCATCTGCGGGTTCTGACATAGATGTGGTTGTCTGAGCAGTAGAAGCGCCCGGCAAGTTACTACCACCATAAGCACCAAGCCCACCAGAAAGAGCACCGCCTAATGCACCTGCCCCAAACCCTTTACCTTGAGATGCGCTATATGCGCCCCCTAATAGAGCTCCTTCACCTGCGCCTAATGCTGTTGCACCCATAGTAGTAATTCCGGGAGCGGCGGCTAACGCTGCACCGCCTGTAGCAGCACCAAGAGCACCTATACCTAGCATGGCAATTATGTTCTTTAAGTCAAACGCCTCTTGTAGCCCTGTATGTGGGTTAGTTGGAAGTTTGTGGCCTATTAGTGATTGAAGCCCAGCTAGTTCGTCTTTGCTAACATGTAAGAGGGTGTTGTCTCCGTTACGTCCTAGAGCTGATAAGCCTTTTGCAGTAGTGTTATATGCCATGTGTAATCTCTATACAATTTTAAGGGTGCCAGCACTATTCCAAACGTCACCAGAGCTTAACCCAGTAGCAGAAGTTGGAAGGTTTACAATGTTAACAATCGTTTTATTCACTAGCGAGCTAGTTGGGTCTACTACATAGTTTATAGAAGCTACAGGCTGTACTGTGCCTGATCCTGTTAAAGTAAGTGTAAGATCAGTACCTCGAATACTTCCCGGATATCCTTGCTGTACTATGAAGTAGTTTAATAGCCGTATTAGATTATCCATATACTGAACATCATATTCTAACGGAGGTAAAGACAGTACCGGAGACGGTACTCTATTATTGTTAGCCATTACGATTTAACTCCATCAGGTTGAATGTCCAAACGCGGAGTACCTAACTGCCACTTAATTCCAGCCCCATCACTACCTATTCTAAAAGCAACTTGCCTTCCTCGCAGTCTAACAAACACTTGGTTGGTGTAATCATAAACTTGAGTAGTCACTTTAGAACCGGAGATATTAGTAGGTGTATCGTTAAGAAAGAGGCCCTGACCCGGAAAGTTGCGTGTTGATACCGTCATAGTTACAGAAGGTGTAGTCGTAGTAGACCCAATAAAGTCAACGTCAGGTATGACCCGTTTAACAGCAGAGAACTTATCCCCCTCACCAATGTCAAAGTCAGCACTCTCTATATATGCAGGGATAGCAGTTGGAGGATTAGTAGAGCCATCATCAGTGCCTGACTCTTGTTGTACCAACATACCATTATATGTAGCCCAAGGCGTCCCCTGTATATGAGAGTCAAGCCATGAAGTTCTTTCTACGTCACCATAGTACCAAAGTTTTTCTAAGTAGTTATAAATAACATACTTATTGTTATAGTCAGAGTCAGCAGAAGGGTAAAACCACCATACTTCATTATACTTTTCGTTAGTGCCCGCATATACTTGGTTTGCTTGGATAAAGTTAAAATCATCAAATACATACTGACGTAAAGCACATGGTAGCGTATCCACCCTACCTGAATAAACATAGAATTTAGAGTTACCCATCCAATATGTAATGTTGTTTGCTGTGACTACACAGTTGGGTGAAGCTATGGTTATCTCATTAGATATTGTGTTGAAACCAAAAGTATATGGAGGGCCTAAATACCGCATAGAGTACACGGATGTATCTGACCAAATTAAAGTTTCTTGGCGTGTTATTTCCGCTGTTACCAGCATACTACCGTATACAAGGCGTTGACTACCTGCAGTGTTTGTTACCGCTGGGGTCCATGTTAAAGGGTCTTCTTGACTACACCATCTAACCAGCATAGGGTCTTGCTCTGTAGGATCTACAGCATAGGGGTCGTTAGCACCAAGTACAACTATATGGCGTTCTTCAGTAACAATTACTCTTGAACCTACGTTAGGGGCTTGCCCATCAGTTCCGGGAAGAGCTGTTATATCCACACCGCGGGCGGTTACTTGACCACTAGGAGTTAAACCTGTTGAAGCTGTCCAGTAATAAACTCCTTCATTGCGGATGTTATATACAAGGTCTTGTCCAAAGTTAGCGGAGCTCCATATACGCATTTCTTGCGTATTTACTGACACTGGGTACGGTGTACCCCAACCAAGACCAGACCCCCAAGGACCTATACCCCAACCATTACCAAATGTGTCTATAGCCTGCCCTACGTGAATTTGGTATTTAGCTACAACAGGAGCACTTCCACCACCATTAGTAACTGATGTAGATTGTATGCCCGTATATATGCTTATATAGTTTGTAGCGGTAGAGTAGACTGTATATTCCGCATTGAGCACTGCAGTGCTATAAGGACCGAAAGCTGTAGCCCCTGAAAAAGTAACGTAATCTCCTACGTTAGCGCCATTAGTAGGACTTGCTACAACTAAATAAGGGCTGGTTACTACATCGCTAGTACTATGAGTTGTCGCTGTTGTTCCGTTATACCCTCGTATACACCCTGATAATGTAGTACCCGCTGCAGATGTAACGTAAATATCTTCAGACCCTATGCGAATTATATAAGGGTACACACGAGTAAAAGAGGTGCCGCTTGTAACAGATATTGACGTAGCAGTAGCTGAAATACCCGCTGAAAGGGTAGAATATATAGGGTAAAAAGGACTAGCCGCGAGGTTACTTGATAGGCGAATAGGAGTAATATCAGAGTATAACCCTCCTATATAAAGGTAGAATTTTAAATTGGTTCCTACCCCTACGATGTAGTTAGAATTGAGTGACACCCATTCTATAAGATCTCTGCACTCGCCTATATAAGTATATGTGCTAGGTAACGTCCACCCATTTATTTTTTCAGGAGACCCGCTTCTAAACCTCGCCCATTGACACGCATAAAACCCTCCACTATTAGCAAGGTTGGTAGACTCTCTAGAGACTCCGGGTCTAAACTGAAGGTATTGTAAAGCCATCCACCAATCCTCTAAATAGTGTCTATGCGGTGTTACTTAAAAAAAGGGTTTTCTCAGCTTCTCTTCTACGTGTGAGCCCTTTATCGGGTTTACCTTTCACTTTGTTCCAACGAAGAAACTGTGGAGCTATTAAATCCTGTGCAGTCCCTGCATTTATCATTTTTACTAAAGTTGAAGATGTAAAAGCCTCTCGCCCTATATTGTAACACAAGGACACACAAGCATCGAACTGGTTTTGGTTCAACCCTTTAGTAGTTTTATTTACCGTATCTTCGTATTTAGTAAGGGTGTTAACAAATAAATTCTCTGCTTCCGCCCTAGTGATCTCAGGGTCAGCTAACCTAACTCGTGTTCCTTCTAGATACATAGTCGAGCCAAAACCGATAGTAGGCACCCCAGCACTGCACAAATAGGGGGTACTTCTAAACCCCTCAAACTCTTGTATTAACTTTCTTCCGTTGTGGCTTGTCTTCACTATTTACCGTTTCTATCAGGCATAGCAAAAAGGCTCGCCGCTAAAGCAACTAATGCAGTTTGTTGGGGCTCAGCTAAATCAGGCACTCCAAAAATACTAGCTAAAGCTAACATTCCCGCCCAAGTAGTTTTTTCTTTTAACCACGCAAGTAGCCAAGCTTTCATTAGACCTCCTCTGCTTCTTCTTTAGGTAATGCTTCAACTTGAGGCACGGCTTGTGCTTTGATCTTCTCAACTAACTCTGCTACTTGCGCATAAGGTGCTTGACCTAATGCTTGTAGGATAAGGTTAATTTCTTGTACGCTTAAGTTTAAATCAATCATTTTTATACAATCCAAGGTAGAGGTGGAGTTACTATAGTCGGGTTAATTTGTGCTTCGATCTGGTCAGCAACAGACTTTTCATAAGAGGCAACTTGCTCTGCGTCTAATGCTGCTTTAGCCCAAGCAACTACTTTATCTAAAGTTAAGTCAGCATAAGGCACATAATTAGATTTAGCAGGATCAACTTCAAAAGATGCTGTGCCATAAACTGAACCTGTGTAAGTACCATCAGTTGCAGTAAGAGTCCAATGAGCCGTCACAACATAATCAAGCATACCGTTGACATCAGGTTTGCAGTTCATCGCTACGATATTCCAAGTGTTTGTTATTGACATATTATTTATTCTCTAATGCGGTTAGTCTTTCGGTTAATGATTCTATTGTTGTCAATGCTTTTTGCAAAGACAGAACAGTTACTGCCAACACAGAACGATCATAGTAGCCCCAAGGTTTTCCTTCTTCAGGTACGGGTGCCGCTTCTGGGCCAATGGCAGCGTTTACATTTTGAGCATAAAAACCTAGTTGCCTATCAGTACCAAATATGGGTGCTTTTTCATCGTTGTAGTACCAATATCCCGGTTTTAGTTTTTGTAACATTTCATCAGGATTATTAGGCGCACCATCTTTAGTTTTCCAAGTTTCATCGGAAACAGAACTAATAACCCCCGCTGCTGAAAATGTAGCTGCCCCTGCACCATAAGCCGCCATAGTAACAATGCCTGATGAGGCTATGCGCATTTTTTCTTGAACTGAACCACCAGAACTAGAAGTTGTAAATTGCATATAGCTTGAGTAATCACCTGCTGTTGCGTTCTCCCGTCTACCAGCTATAGAACCTGTTGGGTATCCAGCAACCGTTCCATTTGCCGCAAAACCGATAGAACCTCCAATATTAGCAGCTATAGAGTCTGTAGGTGTGATAACAACCATTCCTGAAGTGTTTGAAGCTATAACATTTGCACCTGAGAATGAAGCTACACAATTAGCACCGACCGTTGTATTTGAAGTGCCAACAGTTAGTTTGTTATTAGGTGCTGTAGTACCAATCCCCACGTTGCCTGAGGAGTCGATTAACACCCTAGTTAAACTAGAAGCTCTATCAAAAAATGAAAGATCACCAGTATTAGGAAAATTAAAATTAATATCCGTTCCCACAGTGGTATCTAAACCTGTCAACCTAACTGTTGCTATTCCTGTGCCTCGTTTTCCAACAATAACTGCAGCGCTGTCATTTGTTCCACTAGAAGATACTTCTAAGTTTCTTGTTCGCAGAGCTGTAGGGGATGAAGTCCCAATACCCACGTTGCCGGAGGAGTCGATTCTCAGGGCTTCTACCTGATTACCAGTCAGAAACCGCATAAAACCATTAGCAAAAACTGTCCCAAATTGATAGCAGTTTGCTAATCCTGCAAAACCATTTATAAAAACGTCACTGCCCGTGGAATCTCTTATTGAGTTGTAAGCAGTCCCTCCTGTAGTGACTGTTCCTGTTGTCTCCAATCTAAAAATTGGCACACTAGATTTAACATTTAGCACTGATGATGGCGCACTCGTCCCAATACCTACGTTACCTGAAGCATCTTTATAAACTTGACCTGAGCCTATGTTCAGTATGCCTGTAGAGCCTGTGAGTGTGCCTGTGTATTCTAAGGTAGTAAATTTACCTGCAGCTGCTGTAGTACCGCCTATGGCTGGTGGTGAAGCTAAATACGTAGAAAAGCCAGTGCCAGATACCGTAGAGGACGCACTAAGAGTTGTAAACGCTCCAGTACTAGCAGCTGTTGCACCTATTGTAGTTCCGTTAATAGAGCCACTAGTAATAGCTACAGAGTTAATAGCCTCAACAAAGTTTGTACCGTCACAATATATTAATTTTTTAGCACCCACACTTAAAGACACTCCAGTACCACCGGAAGCTATAAAGCTAAGAGCCGCATTTGAGTTGTTGTAAACAATATAAACTTTATTAACCGCAGGTGCCGTAATAGTGCGTGTTACACCCGGAGTTCCTGTCGCTACAATAATCATCTGACGGGACTGATCTGAAGCGCCATTTAAAGATGTAAGAGTAACATTGCCCGCAGTTACATCAACAGATACTAAACCAGATATGGCTTGTTCAATTAAAGTGCCTAGGTTAGTATTGGTTGTAGTACCCCATGTATTGGACTGCTCGCCATTACCAATAAGCTCGATACGTAAATTAGGTGAATAGGTTGATGCCATTGGGTTTTATCCTCAAAAATTGTGTGCTATGTATACCATTTTTAATGGGGTATGTCAATCCAATCTGGATTTTGTACGGTGTTTACTTGAGACCAAGCGGGGGTTTGGTTTGTGCCTATATTTACCCAGCTTGGGCTCTGCGTTGTGTTTACTAAACTCCATGTTACAGGAGTTGTGCTATTAATCTGCTGCCAATTAGGTGTTTGGTCTGGGTTAACGGGGAACCAGAATTTTGGAGTATTTAGAGTTAGGTTTAGGTTTTGCCCTATTGTATTAGGTGCTACAGATAGTTGTGGATCTACACTATTTTCTAAAAGCGTTAAGCTTTGCCCTGTAACAAAAACACTATTAACTGATATTACGTCTACTAAGGACTCTGTAAGAACAAGCCCTTGGCCTGTAACAAGCATTGCCGCGTCTAATGCTAAATCTATTGGCGACTCAGTAAGGGTTAGATTTTGTCCTGTAACAGATAAGCTTTGCCCTACGTTTAAGGATATAGAGTTTTCTGTAAGCGTTAAGCTTTGGCCTGTAACAAAAATACTATTAACAGAAATTATACTTACATAGTTTTCCGTTAAATTTAGATTCTGTCCTGTGACAGATAGAGTTGCCTCCAAAGAAAGGGATACGGATCTCTCAGTAAGTGTTAAATTTTGTCCTGTAACAGATAAGCTTTGACCCGTACTTAGAGCTGCCGAGTTTTCTGTAAGAGTAAGGTTTTGTCCTGTAACCGAGGGTGTTGCACCTGCAGTTGTAGTTATTGATGTTTCTGTAAGCGTTAGAGGAGAGAAAAAAGTAGTCGGGGTAGGCGTATTCCACGCCTCAACTCCCCATGCACCTCCAGACCAACCTCTTATGCCTACAGAAACATCAGCCATGTCTCTATCAGTTTAGTATTAATACAGCGGTAGTAGTAGTAGGCGCAGGGAATACCACCGTAAATGCGCCGTTAGTTGAGGTAAAAGTACCACCAAAGTCTAAAATACATACTGCTTTATTTGAGTTAGTTGAGTTATATATCAACGCTCCAGCTGCAGAGATAGTAGAGCTCGCCCAAGTAGAATCAGCAAAATCAATATAAGCTGTAGTACCTGACAAAGTTATGCTCTGGCTTGTTAAAGTATTTCCTCCAGCAGTATAGTTACCTGTACTTGGACATTCTCCAGACGTAGTGTAGGCAGTTGTACTTGAGTTTAAAGTAGCAGATGATGTATATAAAGCTATTTTAAAAGTATTGCCAGTAGACGCAGTAAAGTCCTGCAATCCACCTAAAAGCTCTGATTTAAAAGTCGATGCGATTGCTTGGGTTATAGCCATTAGTCTTCCTCGGTTTCTACAGCCTCTTCAGGCTCATTATTTTCTGTTAGTATGCTTACGCTATTAAGTACAGCGGCAATAGGGGTTTTGTTTTCTTCACTCATATTAATTTACCTTATCTCGTACTTGTGTAGTTCTATAAGAATCTTGACGGTTTTTACCATCACCCAACTGTTTAAGCTCAGCCATAACTTGGTCAAATTTAGTTTGGTATGTTTGGATTAATTCTTGCTCGCCTTTTAAGAATATATAGGCTTCTACTAAAGACCCCCAAAGCAATGCATTAGGAAATTCAAGACTCAGCCAAGTTGTACCCGATGGAGCCTCTGTAATAGATTGCGGGTAGGCGTAGTAATGCAGCTCAACTGTATAGTTAGAGTCTGGAGTAGGCCCTACTATAAGAGCAGTATTATCAAATAAACTATAATATTTAGGTATTCCTGTAGCTACAGGATAAGGGTATGCTTCTCTAATATAGTTTACGTCTTTGTTTAATAAATACTGGTAGGTTGCTGTTGGGGTTACGTTAACTATAGTATTAGGTACAACAGCTAAAGAGAATATAGATAAAAAGTCTGTAGGTAGCTCTATATACTGGAATCCAGAAGTAAAAGTACCTGTTACATTTTTACGAAACGCGGGTAGTTGCACCGAGTTATTTATTAGTACCTCAGTGTGTTGAATGAAGTTGTCAATATTTGCTACAAATGTAGGCTCTGCCCCGTCACCGACATACTCCACCATAAGGTATTGTTGTATAGCAGTTGTCAACTCATCATACGTCATAGCTTAGCCCATTTTACTAGAAGCCATAGTGCCTTTAGTAGCCGCACCAGTACCACGTACTTTCACTGTCTTTTTGTTTTCGATTTGCACAGGGTATCCGTTACCTACAGGAGTGGGTACAGATTTAACGCCTTTATACTCAGCAGATCCTTCAATATGTTGCTTAGCCATTATCGACCTCTACCTGAACTTTTTTGATTCATAGCACGAGCTACATTACGACCCATCTTCTTAGCATCCATAGATGTAATGCCACCTTTTTTAAGACCCTTCATAGATTTTTGTTTGTCATGCTTAGCGTCTTTTGGGCTTTTCTCCCAGTCAGACATAGACATCTTGTTTTTCTTTGCAAGGACTTTGTCTTCTTTAACGTCTTTAGCTGAACCTTCAAAACTAGCCATAGTATACCTCAAGTAATCGTAATAAACACATCATTCAATGTGGTAGTAATAGTCTGTGTCGCCACAGGGTTAAAAGCAAATAAACCTCTAGAAGCGTTTAAGTTTACATCCGGTCTAGGGTTTTGTAGAGCCTGTGGATCATTTGCTACCTTTTGGGCACCTATTATACCAACCCAGTTTTGTGGGTGGTCTCCACCAACTTTGTCCATACACTCTGGACATACCCGCATATTTATCCGTTTACCTATAATAACATAGGTGTGCAGTTTCTTTAATGCGTATCTAAACCCGCAACGATCACAGAAGCCAAACGCTCTTTTCTCACCAGCAAACGGAGTACCCATTTACCAGCCTCCGCCGCCTACACTGCCTATATTAGGTACAAATCTAAAAGACACTCGTTGACGATCTTCATCAGCCGCCAGTTCAAAAGCCTCATCATAGAGTTGTTTAAGCATAGGGATTTTATTTTCTGCTTCTGGTGTTTTAAGAGCCAAGTTGTAGGCTAATCCAGCAGTCATAGCTTCTAAGAATCTAAAAGGGATATCAAGCGTATTTACTCCGGCTTGCCCTGCATCTTGCATTCTACGTAAACGCCAATAAACTAAAGTGTACCCAGTTTGACTAGGTAAAGGCCATATCTTAGCTGTAGGTGTAGGAGTCTGCCTATCAACAAATACCTGTATAGGTCTGCCCTGAGTTAGCTTATTTGGTATTGTTGCGTATGTAGAAACACTTATACGCGCTATCTGTAGGTCTACTTGATTAGAAGTACTACCGGGGTTTTGACGTATCACAGTCTCTATTAAATCAACAGTATCATCAGGCAAATCATACGTACCAACCCCTACTAACAAAGGGATATCGCCTTGTTCAATAGTCCATAGGTTCAAGCCTTTATTAGCCCAAGAAGCCAACAAGTAATTTAAAGACCTTCTAGCTGTTCTAAATTGATAGCCTGTACGGATTTCTACCCCAACACGTTCGTATGCTTCTTCTATTATCTCAGCTATGTCTGGATTAAATGTAGTAAGACCTGAAGTGCTCATGGTTTTTAAGCCCAGAAAGCAGTGATTGCATCTACATTAGATAACTGAGCATATATACTAGTAGGGAA